GTGCTGCCTCGGCAATGAACGGCACGTGATTCGCATCACGCTTCAACCCAATCGCGGCTCCGGCAAGATTCAACTCACCAGGGAGAGTAGTGTTCCATCCAAAACGGGTCAGGATGCGGGCAACTTTGGGACCAAGAACAGTCTGTTCCTTACCCTTAGAATCCACACCACGCCAAAATAGTTTTGACAGAAACTCCCAATCACCACGATTCTCGCTGTACTGGACGTCGGGCACCAACCCTAATCCAGTCACAACTTCAGCAACGTACTCGAGGAACTCCGGAGTCACAAATTTCTTAGGCAGGAAAATGATAGAATCATCTCCACATGCAGCTAAAAAGCTACACTTGCACGCCTTAGCGTACAACACCCGAGCACTCGTAACAGCGAAATCGCACGATGAAGCATTCACGAACGTTCCACACAGGTTCGTGTCCATTTGACCAGATGAAACCTGTACATCGGTCTTCCTACCAGGACAAAGGTAGGGCCTTGGCTTATCAACCACGGCTTTGAGGTCGCGCGCCCTATAAAGGACTCCGTGCGCTTCACCCTTGATCTCTACGGAAGTCAACCACTGTGTAGTCGTAAGCGAGACGCCGCATTTCTCCATGAACTCATAATACGGCGTTGATATATCCACACGTACCGTGCTATCAAACCGTTTCATGTCAATGAAAATTGCTCCCATGTCATCCCACTGTAGACCCTGGTCTTCCACCCATTGATCCATAATTTGCCCAATCCGGTCAGGCCCAATCCCACTCGCGTACAGAATGGCGTGATTCCCACGCCCATTCCACCTCGCCTTCAACCACGTATAAACGGCGTTAACCGCAAATCCGCAAAAGCCCTTGACATAATCAGGGGGCGCTTGGATAAGTCGTGGCTTCAAGCTCGGCGGTCCATCTAACCCGAGGGGTTTGTCCTTCTCAACCTTGACGAAAGCTTTGGTGTTCACAGGAAACGGCGTCTTGTCCTTGAAGTTCTCCATCGCTTTTAGAACGCTATCCTTCAACGATTGCGCCCAGGCAGGGTGTTGCTTTACATATGCAACCTGGTTGGCCAAGGTGTCCGCCACAAACGGCGATGAGACTTGATAATTTTCTCTCACAGCAACGTATTCGTAAAAACGCCGCATAACACCCGCGTCGCAAGCAAGGTTATCTGGATTTAAGACCCGATGGGTCACGGCAACATGGGCCGATTCCTGATTTCCGACAGTCACGCTTGGTACGACTGTGCTCACGACAATACCGCTCGCTCTCAACACATCCCGGTTTTCGGATGGTTTGTTTGAAGACCTACGATCCTCCACCAATGCAACACTCTCGCCCCTGTAAAGGGGGTCGCCCTCCATCCCCTTGGGAATGAGCGGTGCGAGTAGCTCAGAATGCACAACGGTGGCTGATTGAGTCAACGCAGATGGGGCCACCACATGCGACGTAGACCCACTCGACAACAACGATTGCCAAGTGTTCGCGATCCTTCCAAACAGCGCGTCACGGTTAACTACAACAATCCACAACAACACAAGCGGTAACATGACCACGAGTGAGTAGAAAACCCACGTATCAAACATATGCCAGTGGTCAAATTGGGCCAAAATAATA